GAAAAGGTATAAAGTAGCAATGACAGTACATGACTCTGTTGTGTGTTGCGTACCAGAAGATCAGGTTGCAGACGCGCAAGCCTACGTAGAGGAGTGTATGCGTAGCCTACCCGATTGGGCAGAAGGGCTACCTATCGACTGTGAATCAGGCGTGGGCAAATCATACGGGGATTGTGAGTGATGACACCTGAGCAAGAAGAACGGGCTATACAAGCTATAGAAGATATAGCAGATGCTCTACAGGAGTTGCTAGAGATAGCCAAAGAGGATACGGAGGTTAGTGATGGGGTACGTAGTCATAAACCCAGCTAACGCTACGTACGATGGTATCTACGTTGATAAGGACACCGCGTACAACGCCCGTGATTATTGGGATAAGTATTGGAACGAACCTATGGTGTACGTTGTACCTTACGAGGGTACGGCTAGCGACCTAGAATCAGTTTACGTATTTATGCCTAACAAAGTATTCGATGTATGGAGCACCGCAGTATGAGTCGTAAATGGTCGTTTAGTCGATTGAAGTCGTTCGAGCAATGCCCCCGTCAGTTCTACTACGAGAAGGTAGCACGTAAGTACGTACAGAAAGAGACTGAAGCCATGCGGTACGGCACTGCCGTACACGAAGCGGCTGAGTTTTACGTACGGGACGGTACACCTATCCCTGCTAAATATAGCTATGTGAAACCAGTTCTCGATGCTCTGATGCGTATTGAGGGGGATAAACTATGTGAGTACGAGCTTGCTCTTACCGCAGACTTAGAACCCTGCAAGATGGACGATGACAACGCTTGGTTCCGTGGTATAGCGGACCTAGTTATATTGAACGAGGGCAAGCGTGAAGCACGTGTACTAGACTATAAGACGGGTAAGTCAGCTAAGTATGCAGACACTGGTCAGCTAGAGCTAATGGCGCTCGCGGTATTTAAACACTTCCCTGAAGTGGATACCGTCAAGGCTGGCTTACTCTTTGTTGTAGCGAACAAGTTTATCAAAGCCAACTACACCCGTAGCCAAGAGTCGGAGCTATGGGCGAAATGGTTAGGTAAATACAGTCGTATGGAGAAGGCGTATGATACCGAAGTATGGAACGCTAACCCTAGCGGCTTATGTAAACGGCACTGCCCAGTAGTGGAGTGCCCTCATAACGGGAACCACTAACATGCTTAGAGAAAGACCATACGGCGCGTACATACTTAAGGATGGTTCAGAAGTGCTGTACGCTAGGGACTATACCCCTATGGTTAAGCGCGATGTTACACGTACACAGCTTACAGAAGTACCAGCTAACACGTGGGTTAGGGATGTATCACACCAGATATATTTCTATAACGACTACACTTCACCAAGACTAAATAACAAACGCGGTAAAGACAGCATAAAGCGATGTAATCAGGTTGCCTTCGCGTTCAGTGCAGGGCTGGATATAACGCAGTTTGATATTAAGAACCTTCTTTCGCCTAGTGCAAGGGGTAAACGATGCCGTACGTAAACAAGAAACGCCCGTACAAGAAAGAGTACGAGCAACAGAAAGCACGAGGTGAGCACGAGGGCCGCATGGAGCGCCAGCGCGCACGCCGTAAGATGGACAAAGAAGGTAAGGACGCTAACGGCAACGGTAAAGCCGATAAGCGTGAAGGCAAAGACATTGCACACAAGAAGGCTATCAGTAAGGGTGGTAAGAACTCTGATGGTGTAACTGTACAGTCCCGCAAGAAGAATCGTGCGGCTGGTGGTGCCATGAGTAAGCCATCTAAAAAGCGTGCAACAAAGAAGAAATAACGTATACTGAAATTCAGCCACCCCTCCGTCAGGGTTGTTTGCTGGTCTACCCCACCAGTGGTTGAAACGGGGTATACATAAATAATTTAGAGTGAACGGACACCCGTTTCACTCTATTTTGCATTGCTGTAAGGAGAGATACAGTGCAAATAGTCCAAGACAAGGCGTTACTGCTGAAGCTACGTAACCCCGCTCAAGTTACTACGGTCATACCTAAGAGTAAGCAGGTAAGTGACCACCAAGTAGTAGTAAGCTGGGGTATAGACGAGACACACGTACTACGAAATCTAAATATAAAAGCCCCCTCCCCTATAGAAAGACGATACGAATGGACTGGACTACACAAACCATTCGACCACCAGAAAGCCACCGCCTCATTCCTAACCTTACACAAACGTGCGTTCTGCTTTAACGAGCAAGGTACAGGTAAAACTGCATCCGCTATATGGGCGGCTGATTACCTAATGAAGCAAGGTCGTATTAACCGTGTGCTGATCGTATGCCCCCTGTCGATCATGGAGACTGCATGGAAGAATGACCTGTTCACCTTCGCTATGCACAGGCGCGTAGACGTAGCTTATGGCAACGCAAAGAAGCGTAGAGAGATACTGGAGATGGGCGCTGAGTTTGTCGTAATTAACTATGACGGTATCGGCATAGTGTACGAGGAGATTCTTAACGGCGGCTTCGATCTAATCATTATTGACGAGGCAACTCACTATAAGAACCCCCAGACTAAACGCTGGAAGATTATGAATAACTTAGTTAAGTCAGATACGTGGCTCTGGATGATGACAGGTACACCAGCGGCACAGTCACCGCTAGACGCATACGGACTAGCTAAGCTCGTGAACCCCAATGGCGTGCCTAGATATATGAGCGCGTTCAAAGACCTTGTTATGTACAAGCTAACTCAGTTCAAGTGGGCACCTAAACCCGATGCTACTGATACGGTCTACAACGCCCTACAGCCAGCGATACGCTTCACTAAGGAAGAGTGTTTAGACTTACCAGAAATGACCTACAGTAAGCGTGACGTGCCGCTCACGCCACAGCAGAAGAAGTACTATGAGGCGTTGCGTACTCAGAGGGTAGTCGATACCGCAGATGAGGAGATCACCGCTTCTAATGCAGCGATACTGATGAACAAGCTCCTGCAAATATCCTGTGGTGCCGCGTACTCAGATGACGGTAACACGGTGCAGTTCGACGTTAAGAACCGCTACACAGTGTTGAAAGAAGCGATAGACGAATCCAGCCATAAGGTGCTGGTGTTCCTACCGTTCAAGAATACGATAGCGTTGGTGCAGGAGATGCTGACCAAAGACGGTATAACCACAGAGGTTATATCTGGTGACGTACCCGCACATAAGCGTACAAAGATATTCGATAACTTCCAAAACACCCCCGACCCACGAGTGTTGCTTATCCAACCGCAAGCGGCGGCTCATGGTGTAACTCTTACAGCGGCGAACACTATTGTATGGTGGGGACCGACTTCATCACTTGAAACCTATGCACAGGCAAACGCACGTGTACACAGGAACGGGCAGAAGAATGCATGTAGTGTCATACAACTGCAAGGTAGCCCAGTAGAAAAGCACATTTACCGCTTACTTGATAACAGAATTGACGTACACACAAAAATGATCGAGTTATACAACGAAATAGTTGACTAACTCACACAATGCGGTCTATAGTGAACCTGTCACTAAGGAGGAGAGAACTTATGGCAACCAAAGATGAAGGTGTATCTGTCGATGCACTAACCCGCACCTACCTTAAGATTAAAGCTAAACGCTCTGAGATTAAGGCTGAGTTCGACCAGCAAGACGGTGAACTGAAAGAGAAGATGGACCGAATCAAACGCGCCCTTCTCGACTACTGCAAGGCAAACGAAGTAGAAAGCGTACGCACTGAGAGTGGTCTGTTCTACCGCACACTAAAAACCAAGTATTGGACTAGCGATTGGGAGTCTATGTACAAGTTCGTATTGGAGAACAATGCACCAGAGTTGTTTGCCAAGAGCTTGAACCAGACTAACGTGAAGCAGTTCATAGAGGAAAATCCAGACAAGATACCAGCGGGTCTAAACATAGACTCTGAGTATCAAGTGTCTGTGCGCAAGTCGTGAGGCAACCAAATATGACCGCAATATTAGAAGGGTTCGTCCCTATTGAGGAGCTTGCTAAACACTTTTCTGTGAGTATATCGACTGTACGTGCATGGGTACGCCAAGAGCTTATAGCCCGTGACTCATACATAAAAGTTGGTACTACCTACCGTTTCCTTATATCTCGCGCCCAAGAGTCTCTTATGGAGTCTCAAATGCGACTGTACGAGGCTGAGAAAGAAGCCGCTAGGAAACAGGCAGAAGAGGAAAGTCAGCCTGAACCGCAACAGGACGAAGAGCTTGAACGCTTTGAACAACAACCATTGGAAGAAGGCGACGAAGAATTACAGATCGACCTATCTTTCGCAGACGATGATAACTACTAAGGAAATATACCAATGAGCGAAGTATCCCTATTCTCAAAAGAACTAATGGCTAGCGACCTGTTCAAAGAGCTTGCCTCCGTAAACGAAAAACTCTTAAGTGGCAGCGCCGAGTCTGTTACAACACGCCGTATCTCTATTAAGGGTGGTAAGTTCCGCCAGATGGTTAACGGTGAGCAGATTTCTGTATCTAAGGATTCAGAGATGAACATCGTTATCGTAGACGCTGCGCCTATCTCACGTACGTACTACGCTGGTTCATACGATCCTAACAACGCTACACCACCTGCATGTTGGTCGTCAGATTCTCGTACTAAGAAACCAGATGACTCTGTGCCAGAAGATACGCGTCAGGCTAGTAGCTGTAACAACTGCCCACAGGATATTAAAGGTTCTGGTCAGGGTAACTCACGTGCATGTCGTTTCGGTCAGCGTATCGCTGTGGCAATCGAGGGTGACATGGATAACGTCTACCAGCTACAGCTACCTGCTACGTCTATATTTGGCGAAGCTGGCGACAAGATGCCTATGGGTGCGTACATCCGTAAGCTGGCGGCACATAAGACCCCTGCGGCGGCTATCGTTACTACTATGTACTTCGATGACGAAGCAGAAGTACCTAAGCTGTTCTTCAAACCAGCACGTCCGTTGACAGAAGATGAGCTTAAAGCTGTGCTAGAGCTACGCGCCAGTGAGGAGTGTAAGCGTGCAGTAGAGTACACTGTGGCACAAACTGACAAGCTAATTGCTAGTGATGCACCTAAGCAAGAAACTAAACAAGCTAAAGGGCTATTTGACAATCCTTCTGAATCAGTAGAAGCTGAGGTAATTGAAGAGCCTAAAGTTGTGAGTAAAAAACCTAAAGTCGATGTAGCAGAAGATGTATCTGACCTGATTGATGAATGGGACGCATAATAACTAACTACGAGGGGGGCTATACCAAGCCCCCTTTTTGTTACAAGGGAATCAGCAATGCAGACGTTAGAATTTCTAAAGGCCGTATTAGGGTCGAACGGGCGTTATTGCCTCTGGGCTAAGAAATTTATAGATAACGTAGCGGTACAAGGAAGTATCGAACAGAGCTACCACGAATCTATAGAAGACTTAGCAGAAGTCGCCAAGAAAAAGAGTGACCGAGGCTACGATACTTACTTTGCCGTGGGCTGTATTGGTGAAGCGAACAACCGTAAGGCTAATAACATTGTCAGCCTGAAGGCACTGTTCCTAGACATAGATGCAGGGCCAACCAAAGAGTACCCTACTCAGCGCGAAGCCTTCCAAGCACTACGTAAGTTCACAAAAGCTGTAGGTATGCCGAAGCCGTTCATAGTTAGTTCGGGTTACGGACTGCATGTGTACTGGTTGCTATCTAAATCGGTACCGCGAGAAGAATGGTTACAGGCTGCTGCGTTACTGAAAGAACAATGTAAAGCACACGGTCTACTGGTAGATCACCAGTGTACTATGGACGCCGCTCGTATCCTGCGAGTAGTCGGCACGTTTAACCAGAAGTGGACTACAGCTAACAAGCTGGTCGAGGTTCTTACACGCGAAGAGCCAGCTTACCATGACCTGCAAGACCTTAAGGGTATCTTGATGGGTGGCATGGAGACCATGCCTGTAATATCCGATACAGCTCGTCAGCTAATACCTAACAATCTTATAGATCACTACACCCGAAATGTGAGCTGC